AGAATGTTGCACGACTGGAAGGTCACGCAAATCGGACTTAGACTTTCGGCACATTCAGGTTTCCGATGCTTCTATTAATCCGCCCGATCCTGTTTCGTTTCTTGCAATCAAACGGCGTCAAAAAGCTCGTGGTTGATCTTTTGACCGCATATTGCAAAACCACCGACAATACCGTTGACGACAAGGTGGTGGATTTCGTCAAAGTAAACCTATTCCCAGGAACTCGCGTTGAGCACTAAATGTGGGTTTGGGTCGTAGTTGTGGCTCTATCGTTGCTTCCTTTCTTCCATTGGTTCCGTGGCACTCCTCACCAACTTGCCGCTGTTAAAGAGCTTGAAGAATCCTTGCCTCAAGAGCTACTTGAGGAAGACGCCGCCTGGGTTGATGCGTGGAAAGCATCAGGCATTGATCAACAGGTTTACATTCCCTACTTCAGCCAGCTCGACAACGGCAGCGGCCAAGGTTATCGAGAATGTTTCTCAAGTGCAGCCGCGATGGTTGCAGCGCATTTTTCGCGCGTCAAGACAGATGATGAGTACAACAAAATCCGTGACAAGTTTGGGGATTCAACCTCTGTTGAGGCACAAATAAAAACGCTTGAGAGTTTGGGGTTGAACGCTCAGTTTCGGACTGATGGTGACGAAGAAATGATCGAGATGGAGATTGAAATGGGCAGAGTGGTCCTGGCAGGAATTATGCACCGGGGCGACCTGCTACGCGGCGAGTCACCAATGTGTAATGGGAATGGGTGCGGTCATTGGGTGGTTGTGACGGGCTATACAGGTAAAAACAGCAGCGATCCTGGCTGGGTGGTTAATGATCCAAAGGGGAAAATTGACCTGGCCCGTGGAGGGCATTCAAGTGCTGCAGGCGAGCGAGTAGAGGTAAGGCAATCAGAGTTCAGGCCACGTTGGCAGGTCGATGGCCCTGGAACAGGCTGGGTAATCTTGGTGGACGATTTGTGAATTGGGGATATATCAGTGCGTTTTGGACGACAGTCGTGATGAACTGTGTTCAACCCGTCAATTGGGAAGCTTGTTTACCGGTGCATGAGTGGCTAATCCCTGCCGCGCATGATTACATTCGGTTTAGAGAAGGGATTTACGCCAGTGAAAAACGAGCCCTTGAACAGTTTCGATTGGATGGTGGTCAAGCCGCCGACCCTCGAAGAAGAATTAACCCTTGAGCGATCGGTGAGGTCCATCGAAGACTGTGACAACGTCGAGGTGTTGTCTCAGTTATGCGTATCCATGGCCCGCCAAAATTTCAGCCAAGGAAAACTGCTCAAGCAGGCGGTTGGCCATATTGCCTTACTTGATGCCGTGCTTTCTGGCGGAGAGCAGAATCCCTAAAAGCTTTTTCAAGTGCGGTTAGCCTTGGGTTGGATTCGTGCATAGTTTCTTGCACGCGGTTTTGAGCTGCACGGATGTTGTCCATAGGACGTGTCGTCCAATTCGGGTTTGCAGCCATGGCTTAATTATTCAGATTTGGTCTCATCGCCGTTATAGAGACGTGTCAAATAGTTGTAAAGCCATTCGGCCTGCCAGTCCTGCTCGTGATAACGAACAACGCCAGCAGCTTCTACGCGCCAAACCAACTTGCCATCTTTTTCGACCTGCTCAATAGTTGGCTTCATCTCAAAAGAATAGGCACGGTGGTTAGCCGTGCCCTTGAATCAATCAGAAATCAACTGAGCTGTTGCCTGAGATTTGTTGCAGGTTGATCGAGCCAAAATCACCGTATTGACCGGTCTGACCCTTGCCGTTTAAGTAGAAGCCTTCGACTTCAATCTCTTCTTTCTTGGCAAAGTCCCAGACCTTGCCTGGCTTGATGCGATCAGATTCGCCAGCCAGCTTTTGCAGGTAAGACGCAAGCTCAAGGATCGATTGCTTGGTCACGAATAAGGACAACTGCTTAGGTTGCTTGCCTTCTGTATCAAAACGGTTTTCACCGACAGACCATTTGATTTGGTGGGTAAGAGCGGGGACGAAATCAGCCATTAGGTTTTTTGTTGCGAAAGAATTGAGAAATGATCAGGCTTAAAGCCTGGTTTTGGTTGTAGCCCCGAGACTTCATGAAGTGCCGGACCGACATGGCTAGATCAGTGTCCAGCCGAACTTGGAAATGAAGGTGACTTCGTTCTCTGTCACGCTTGGCTTGTGCTGTCTTTTCATCGTCAGACATAGTTTTTCAAATGGGTATTCATCCAATCTTGATGGCGCTTGGCCGTCAATGCTGGGGCAACCTTTGCGTCAGGCCCGAGATTAAAGTCCCGTCGAAAGTCCGCACAAAATCGAGCAAGGTTGTCAGGCGTTAGCTCTTTGACAAGGCCAAGGCATAACTCTCGATCTTCTTTTGATAGCGGTTGATCTTTGTCGGCAATGCCTTCAATCTTTGCTGCAGGCTTAGCCGCTGCTTTTGCTGGTTTGATCTCTGCGGAATCGGCAAAGTCACCGTCAACATCCATGTCGGCTGTAAGGCCAAGGATGGCGAGTAGGCTATAACGCCTTGAATAAGTACAGCTTCCACCAAAGTCGTGCAGTGGATTTTTCCCTCGACCACCGACGACCATGGGCAAACGGCTGATGAGTTGACCACCGCTGACATGGAGCAACTGTGTGACAAGCACAGGGTTGTTGTCATGGCTGCTTGGCTCAAAACCTTGCGAGACAGCCAACCCGTTCTTGATTAGATGCGGGGTCACAGTCGAAAGGACAGTCTCAAGATCAGCAAAATTTCCATACTGGGCTTTTGCTGTTTTGTTGATTGCTGGAACGGTTTTGTGAAAGTTGACTAAAGCTTCAACTAATGGCTGCAATGGTGATGATGGCGGAGGGTTGTTCGTTTCTGGCATAACGTTTTTGAGCATTTAGAGCAATCACCTGGGCATCGTCGTTAAAACAAATTTCAGTCAAGCCATCTAAAACAGCGCGGCTTAATTTGTCTACGTCCCCGATGCGTGCGGTGCAATGAGAAGGGGCTTTTGGCTTGAGTTCTCCGTTAGTGCGGAAGTGGCCTTTTGGTCTGGCAAATATGAAAGTGACCGAGACCAAAATGGGCTTATCCATCATGGCATACCAGCCATCAGGTAAAGCCTCAAGAGCGGCATGTTTAACGTCTTGTCTCCATGGTTTCAGCCTTTTACTTGACTCAAGCAAAATACCTCTGCCGACATGACGCTTGCTGCCTTGTGGGGCAGGTTTACCAAGGACGGTAAACGTGAAACTACTTGGGCAGGTTGTCGAAAGCGTTGTCAATTGCAGAGTTCAGCAAAGCCAAGGCAAGCGTAGTCGGTGCGACTTTGCGTTGCTGCACTTCAATTGTTTGGCCTGCAACTTCGACTTCAACGGTATAGCCAGAAGTCGTGTCTGAAAGCTTCATGAGCTTTTCTGCGCGGTCAGCGTCAAGGTTGATAGCGACTGATTTCATGGTGTTAATAGGAGAGAACGGGACTTACGCAATAGCCGCCCAAAGTTAAAAGTCAAACAATACGGATTGTTCAGTAGTTGTAGGCTTCTCAGGCAGAACCCATAGGTGCTCTTTTTTGCCGTAAATACCTTTTGTTGTTTTCTGTGTTTTGACGATTTCCCCGTCATCAGTCA